TTGATCCATTCCTCCTCGCCTCTTTCTAAACGTTTAGCCATTAGCTCTATTTCTGCTTTCTTCTCGTTATACTCAATACCAAACTTCGTAACGAGTAAGTACTTAATCGCAGCGATATCTGGTAGAGACTGTTTCTTGAACTTAGTAATACGCTTCTTAGTTCCAGTCTTGGTTTCTTCAAACACTGTTTGTGTTTCTTCATATTCAAAGCCAATCGCTCTTCGATACACAGCATCGAGAAGCTTATGTTTGAGTTCTTCATCGCCATATTGAAAAGCGTTGTTCAACTTGGGATGAACTTTTCTCAATTTGATAATCGTTTTTTCTGTGATACCTAGATATTCAGCGACCTGTCTTTGGGTTGCTCTTTTAGATACCATTTCTGATATCGACTTGAGCTTGTCATCAAGATGGCCTGAAGCCTCCCATTTTTCGTATAGGTCAAGCATTTTTCCTTTCATTTAATCACTCCAACTGTAGATAAAAAACTGTAATAACTCACCAGTTGGAATACTACAAGTATCTCTGCAAAAATAAAAAAGAATCCATTTCTGAATTCTCATTATTTCTAGGCTGGTTTTAAAGCCAGTATTCCATGATATGTTGCCTTGTGGCTACACCTTTGTACATTTTAATCTTAACACACCCTTGACAGATTCTCAATGGTTCACAGAGGTTCAAAGTGGTTCAATATCATACGAATTTTGGATTACTACGATAGTCTAAGGAAACTAGATAATAATGACCATAAATTTCGACTTCTTCACCAATAACAAAGTTAAATGTTTTTTGTCTTTGATACATATCTGGATAGGTCACTATAACAGTTGCTCTACCAGATTTTTTCTCTTGGTTACTGTCCCAAGACCATCTTATAAGTAATATTGTTGGTTTATTCATAATCTTCCCCTAACTTTCGTCATATTTTATTATCGATTAATTACTTCTATATTATACATTGACCACCTAAATTTTTAGTAAGTCCAATGCATTTTCCTAAAAAAAGTGAGTGGCTAAGAACTTCACCACTCTAGATTTCTCTTATTCTTTTTTTGTAATCAGTATATACATTGATACACCAATAAGAATTAAAGTTCCTGAAATCCCAACTCAAAGTAGACTTAGTGTAAAGCTGCTAAATGGAAACACAACTCAAAATCACACTACTGCTACAAGATTGGGAAGAACACTTGAAAGTTTCTTCATAATATTCTCCCTCCTTTTTAAATTTTTGTGGTCAAAGTTCGACCACTTTTTTTATTATATAATTAATTATTCAAATAATATAGATTGAAGAGCAATTTTATGCCATCTTTTTAAAGTTGACAACGAAATATACATCTTATTTGCTATTACGTTCCAACTTTCCCAATCTATATAACGATAGATGAGTAGTTTTTTATGTTCAGTGTCACCAAGTTTGTCAATAACTGATATGATTTCACATTTAACTTGTTGTAGTTGTTTCTTAAAGTCAGCAATTTGAAGTTCCTTTTCCAAAGCCTTATGAATCCACTTTGTGAAGGGTGCGTCAAGACTTCTTGTTCCATCCACACGTATAGCATCAAAGTTCATGCCAGGAATTGAGTTCGCAAGTCTTTTGTATTCTTTTATTTCGTCTTGCATGTGTTTTATGTCTAATTCCAAGTAGTGATATCTACTTAGGTATTGCTTAACATCCATCTCAACTCCTCCTTCATCAACTCTCATCTTCTTTCAATTTACTGAGCATATTGATTTCAATCGAGATACCAGTTGGATCATTTGACCACATCTTTTCAACATGCTCCACAACCACTTGAGCATCATCTATCCAAAACCCCACTTCAGTCATACAGTCTTTGAGCATCTTCTGTAGGTTATCAGTATCAGGCTTTGTTACTCTCCACTCAAAGTGCTTATGTCTTTTGCCTTTTGGAAATCTCCATATAACATCAAGTTGAATGGCATCCCTCATCGGCTCATTTGGTTTGAATGGTTTTAAATGTGTAATTAGTTCTTTTCTTGCTTGCTTCAATTTTTCAGGTTTATAAAACGCAGGCTTATTGTTAACAAGAGCAACCTTGTTTTGTTGAGCTGTTATTGTTGGCGGATCTAGTAGTAGGAATATTTTCATCGGTTTCTCCTTTTTTTGATTTTTTTTAGTGAAGAAAGGCAAGTGCTGACGATGATGCATTTGTTTGGGATAGGGGTCACTAAATCCCCTATCCTACAAACGATGCGTCAGCGGTAATGGAACATACCTATATATAAGCCCTATATTCCACTTTTGTCTAAAACGGAACAAAGGAAGATTTTTCCTATATTCCAAATTCCAAATTTTAAGACGGAACTAGTCATTTTTCCTTTATTCCACTTCGGATTTTCTTATAGAAATCACACCATGATTATTGATGTAATCATCTTCAAACTCTGTTACACGTTTTCGGATTGTTCGATCAGTAACTCCTAAATATTCTGCTAATACTGATACTAAACATGTATTGTCATCCTGCTTGTTTATATCAAAAGCAGCATCGAATTCGTCTTTTCTAGATTCCGGTGTTTGAGTTCTTTTGCCACTTTTTTCTAGATTTGCTTTAGGGTCACCATCAGCGTAGTGCTTTAAAAGAATCCCTTTATCATCTACTCGATGGAGCGGATATTCAAACCAGAAGTTCACTGGCTTAAAATTCGAAAACTCACGTAAGCTACTCTCTAGTCGCCAGGCTGTTGCCGTTTGAACATCAGCATACTGAGCCATAAATTCATCAGTGGTTTCTAGTTGAATCATGTCTAGCTGTGCATCTGGATCACGAGCAAAAACACCAGATCCTGAAGCTCTGTCCATCGCCTTTTTGAAACCTTGAGCTCCTTTGGAATGGTGATGGCTATAAATCGCTGAAACACCGGCTTCTTTACATATCTTGTCGAATTGGTTACTAAAAGCACCCATCTGAGAAGCGTTATTTTCATCACCTGTAATGACTTTATAGATAGGGTCTATGATGACTGCATCGAAGCCTTGATTCTTGATTCTTCTTACAAGGATGGGTACAAGTTTATCAAGTGGCATCGCTTCACCTCTAAGGTTCCAAATGGCAATGTCATGGCTATGTTTAGGTTGTAGTTTCATGGCCTTATAGATTTCGATAAAACGATTAATAAAGCTTGGTCGATCAATTTCAAGATTAATATAGAGTACTTTGGACTTTTTACACTGAAAACCAAGCCACTTTATACCCTCAGATAGAGCAACTGCTAATTCCATCAATAGGAAACTTTTACCTGCTTTGGATGAACCTGATATGAGCATTTTATGGCCGACTCGTACGATGCCTTTTATCAGTTCAGGCGGTACTGCTGGTGGATTTGCTAAAGGGACATCCATAAATTCAAAACTCGGTAATTGATCATTAATCCCTTCAGTGAAATCAACCCATTCATTCCAGTTGAGTCGTCCAATATTTGAATCAACTAAGGTTTGGAGCACTCCATTTCTTGTGACACCTGGCATTCTTGAAAGTCTTGAAGGATTTCGATTTGCTGTATCGATTTTCAGCCCCTTTTTCTCAAGAAAACCATACAAGTATTCCACTCGTTTTCGATATTCTTCGTAATCCGATGCATCTACCTTAACGATTGCATGTAGGCTTTTGCCTGCACTATGAACTAAGCAAGCGATGGGTAACTCGTACTTGCGATAAATTGCATCTTGTTCTGAAACAGGAATGGTATCGAACTCGACTAAAGCATAGGTAAATCGTGTGATGTTTTCATTCTTAACGCCTGAAGCATCGACTGGATTAAATCTTATCCAAGCACCACATTCATCTTTCCAATCCCCCACGACAGCACCGATATCATCAGGATACTTTTTGAGTAAGTCGATCAACTCCTTAGCTGTGCGATCATACTGTCCTTTATCTGGTTTCCATTTGCCTTCACTGTCTTTCCAAACATCGTTTGTTACATAGCCAACATATTCATCATCTTTGAATAGAGTTTCAAGATAAGTGATGAGTTGTTCAGTTGGTTTCTTTTCAGATTTTGGATCATAGATCATACCATCACCATCGTATTCAATAATATCGTCCCATTCCAAAAACCCACCACGAGGTTCCCAACCAGAATCTTTGGCTATTTTAATAATGGTTCCACCAGCTGTGGGATTAGAGGAGCCGTTAAAGCTCCTCCATTTCCTTTCGCACTCACCGGTTTTATAGCGTGAATCGTTTTTACTCCACTCATCCCATACTGAAACGTCATATCCTTCAGCTTTCAATGCCATACCGATAATCAGCCATTCATCATAGGTTGTGTTTGATACTTCAATGTGTTTTAAAGCTTCTACGATATTGTCCATTTAAATCCTCCTATGGTTGATAGCTCGATGCACTGACACCTCTTGGTAACATCCATCTATTTTCTGCGATACGAGTAATCATTTTGCTAGCAGCATCAAATGCCCACATACCAACATGAATGAAACCATAGCGTTCCAAGAAGCGGATTTGTTTTGGTGTTGCGAGTCCTTCAACTTGTCTGTTCTTTAACTTTTCAATGAGTAAGCTTGCTAATCCACAGTTCGAAACTGAGTCAGGGTAGATACCATGTCTTTCTAGGTATTCGAGTTGTCTTGATGTTGCAGGTGCCATTTCCCAAGCGAATGAAGGTTCATAATTCGCCAAGTCATCAGCAGCAATAGAAAATGCATATTGAATTGGATCGACAAGTTTTTGTTGTTTTCTACGCATAGCTGCGAGTTCTCTTGCCAGAGCATCTTCACGTTCCTTGATAGCATCGTTTTCTGCTTCCAGTTCAGCGGAGAGTAAATCAATGCCACTTTCTCTATCCATCATCTTCTGGTCGATGCGTTTTGCAAGGTCAGCGTCTTTGGAAATGAGTGCTGATGGTCTACACAAATCGTGACGTTCAGTCATCCATAGGAAGTCAAGCAAGAGGAGTTCTTTCTTATTTGGTGCAAGTCGCATACCACGACCGACCATTTGTTGATAAAGACTTCTTATTTTGGTAGGTCTTAAAACAATAATGCAATCCACCGCTGGGCAATCCCAACCTTCAGTAAGGAGCATGGAATTACACAACACATCGTATTCACCGGCTTCAAAGTCGGCTAAGATTTCATCTCTGTCTTTGCTATTACCGTTGACTTCAGCGGCCTTAATACCATGCAAATTGAGTAGTTCGCAGAACCTTTGAGATGTCTTCACTAACGGTAAGAAAACGACCGTTTTTCGACCTTTACAGTACTTCAGCATCTCAAGTGCGATTTGATTTAAGTAGGGCTCTAATGCTGAACCTATTTCACCCACAGCGTAGTCACCATTTGATACTGTTACGTTATGGATATCCAGTTCGAGTGGTATCATCTGTGCTTTTACAGGGCAGAGATAACCCTCTCTTATGGCTTGATGAAGGGAATATTCGTAGGCTTTTGAATCGAAGAATTTCCCTAAACTTTTCTGATCTGAGCGATCAGGAGTTGCAGTAACACCGAGTACATTGGCACCATCAAAGTGGGTAAGGATACGTTGATACGTATCGCTCATGGTATGATGGGCTTCATCGACAACGATTGTCTTGAAATAGTCTTTAGAAAAACTAGTGAGTCGTTTCTCTTGCGATAAAGTCTGAACAGATGCAACCGTTACTTTTTTCTTTGAACCAATGGAGCTGGACTCAGCCTTTTCCAAAGCTGAATCCAATCCACTAGTTTCCATTAACTTAACAGACGCTTGATCGAGCAATTCACCACGATGTGCTAGGATGAGGGCTTTACTACCATCTTGAGTCTCTTCTTCAACAACCTTTGAAAATACAACTGTCTTTCCGGTTCCAGTAGGGAGAACTAA